CGTCGTTGACTTGGATCGGGCCGGATATTTCCTCCAGCTTCAGGTTCATGACGAAACTGACGGCAGCTATGGCTCAGTCGCAGAAGCGAAAGCGGCTGGCAACATCATGCGAACTTCTATCCTAGAAGTCTGCGAACCACTGGTTCCGTTCAAGGTTGATACGGAATGCGGTCCATCATGGGGAGAGATCAAAAGTGTTTAACATATGGCGTCACAAGAAGACGGGTGGTCTTTACATCATCATTGATGAAGAGGCTGTTATTGAAAAAACACTTGAGAGAGCGACGATCTATCGCAGTCTCAGTGACAAGAAAACTTGGATCCGTCCTCATGCGGAATTCCACGACGGTCGATTCGAAGTCCTGAACTCGGCTGAATATCTTGGCGAAGGTAAAGTCGTCCTGTCACACAGCGACGCTTTCTAGAAAAGGAGAACTGATATGCAATCTAAAGATCTCGGCATCTGTGTCGTTCACGAGTTTCATAAAGTGTTCGACTGTGCCATCGGAAACACGGACGATCCAGCAGTTCCTGATTTCATTGATCAGGTTTCACTTGGAGCTTTGTCAAGCTACCATGTCGCAGCGGCTGAGCTCGGCGAGCGATTGAAACAGTATGCAGCTTCGGCTAAAGATCGTGGAGACGAGGCTGGAGCATTGCTTCTGATCCGTCTCCAGCTGATTCAGGAGGAACTTGCTGAGTTGTCCGAGGCGATGCTCGGTCGTGACATCGTCGGCTGTTTCGATGCTCTTGTGGACATCTCGTATGTTACGGATGGAACTTACATCACTCTTGGGCTTCACGAACGCAAGGAAGCTGGCTTGATTGAAGTTCACAGCTCGAACATGAGCAAGTTGGACGAGAACGGTCAACCGATCTTCAGTGAAGCTGGTCGCGTTGTGAAAGGTCCGAATTATCGGCCACCAAATCTCGCGCCTATCGTAAACTCTACGAAAGATTAAGCTATGACGATATTGAGCGCTCAATCAATCGAGAGGCTGTGCGTCCAACAGGGGATGCTCAGCCCATTCTCCGGTCGGACACGTCACGAAGGTGTCACGTTCGGTCTCAGCGCGTCAGGGTATGATGTTCGCATTGAATTCGATCGTGACGGATCGAAGACTGAACACCTTCTCAGCCCAGGAGAGTTCATGCTGGCCTCGACGATTGAGCGGTTCAAAATGCCGAACAATCTCGTCGGAATTGTTCACGACAAGTCCACTTGGGCTCGTCGTGGGATTGCTGTTCAGAACACTGTCATCGAACCTGGATGGGAAGGCTGGCTGACTCTGGAGTTGACAAACCACGGTCCTGAGCCTGTCCTGTTGAAACGAGGTATGGGCATTTCACAGATACTATTTCATCTGTTAGATGAGCCAACTGAAATCCCTTATGAAGGGAAATATCAGGACCAAGAACGAGGACCAGTTGCCGCCAAGAGCGATAATCAGCACTTGTCAAATGACCGTGCAGATGTTATGGTGAACGTCCATGAGTGAATCTGGTATGCGGCAAAATCTTGTCAAAGCGTTGAAGCCGCTTGACGCAGTTCCAATAGAAAATCACATGCGAGCCGGGACACCGGACGTCCAATATATAGGGGGATGGATCGAATGCAAATGGCTCAAAGTCTGGCCGGTATCGGCGGACAGTCGTCCAGTGCGCTTTCCTCACCCTCTTACCAAGGAGCAGGGGATATGGTTAGCTCGACGCTGGATGCGCGGTGGCACGACTCTCGTCTGCGCTCAGGTAGCGAGGGAGTGGTTCTTCTTCAGCGGAGAGACCGCAAAAGACAAATTCGGGAACATGACCCGTCTGGAAATGAGGGAGGAGGCTCTCCTGCATTTTCAGGCAGGGCTGCAAGCGGAAAGGTTAATCGAGTGGCTCCGTTCCATATCGAGGGGATGACTGTCGGTGAGCGATTGCTCATTGCTCGTCGTCGATCCAATGAATCTCAAGAGACTGTTGCTCGTCGCTTCGGCATGCCCAGGAATACCTATGGTCGCCTTGAACGTGACGATGAGGATCTTCACTCTGGTATCTCACTCCCGGAACTCGGCGAGCTGACGCAGGAGGAAATTTGTATCCTTCTTCGTCGGCGTGCTGGTCTGACTCAGGAGGAGTGTGCCGACAAGATCGGTGTCACGCGCTTCTGGTTCAACCAGATGGAGATGGGGAAAGTTTCCTCGTCTGATCTCGTCAAGTTCTGGGAGTCCAGAGTATGAAGGGAAAAAGCCGCGCATCAATTGAGTTCCTGAAAAAGTGGAACAAGAATGGTCCATGGGTGCTTACAGCTATCCAGACTGATAAGAAAGCGATTGCAACGACTACCTTTCGGCCGGAACAAGACAAAGAGCTCTTTGAGTGGTTGGAGAGATATAACGGTATCCGGAATATCTATTTCCATGTGAACTCAGTCATCCGTGACTTGACAAGCAAAGCTCTGAAAGAAGATATTAAGTCTGCCGACTGGCTCCACATTGATATTGACCCACAGCCTGGAGAGAGTCTCGAGGAGGCACGGGATCGCTCCCTTGGGCTTCTGACTGACAAGCTCCCAAGAGGTATTCCCAAGCCGACAGTCGTCGTATTCAGCGGTGGTGGTTATCAAGGATTTTGGCGTCTGAAGCAGCCAGTTATGATCGATGGTGACATCAAGAAAGCTGAGGATTTCGAGCTCTACAATAAAAGGCTGGAACAGATCTTCGGTGGTGACCATTGTCACAATGTTGACCGTATTATGCGACTTCCAGGAACTGTGAACGTTCCAGATGCCAAGAAGAAGAAAGCTGGTCGCACTGAAGAATTGGCTCTCGAGATGATATTCGAGACGACCAGCTACGATCTGTCTGACTTCAAGAAAGCTCAGGCAGTCCAAATCGAGGGTGGTGTCGGCTCACAAGGTGGAGCGAGCGAAGGTGGATACACTATCAACATTCCTGGCAATGTCCAGCGAATCGTTGATTTGAGTGAACTGGACGAGTGGAATGTCCCTGACCGTGTGAAGGTGATCATTGCCCAAGGGAGGCACCCTGATCAACCGAAAGAGGGAGATAACTCACGTTCAGCTTGGCTCTTTGACTGCATCTGCCAGCTTTTCAGATGTGGCGTTCCGGACGAGGTTGTTTATGCGATTGTCACGGATCCAGATTGGGGTATTGCTGAAAGCGTTCGTGAGAGCAAGAACTCTGAGCGATATGCCATTCGGCAGATGACTCGTGCCAAAGAGCATGTAGACGATCCAAACCTCCGTATGATGAATGAACGACATGCAATCATCGGAAACATCGGTGGGAAATGCCGAGTTATCGAAGAAGTCGAAGACGACATCATGAACAGAAGCCGCTTGACTATTTCATCCTTTGAGGATCTCCGTAACAGGTATTCTCATATGATGGTGGAAGTTGGTCAAGACAAAGAAGGTAAGGCTGTCCGTATTCCTCTCGGGAAATACTGGTTATCACATCCTCGTCGGCGACAGTTCGATTACATGAGATTCATGCCTCAGGGTGACAAGCCTGGAGTCTATAATCTTTGGAGAGGATTTAGTGTCGAACCAAAGCCAGGAGATTGCTCTCTATATCTGAATCACATTCGTGACAATGTGTGTGGTGGTAACGAAGGATATTACGACTATTATGTGAAGTGGATGGCGAGAGCAGTGCAGAATCCAGCTTCACAGGGCGAAGTGGCAATCGTCATGCGAGGAGGCAAAGGTGTCGGTAAATCAATCGTCGCGAAGATATTCGGCTCACTGTTCGGCCGTCACTATCTACATGTCGCCAATCCATCTCACCTAGTCGGCAACTTCAACGCTCACCTTCGTGACGTTATCTGCCTGTTCGCTGATGAAGCGTTCTTCGCAGGTGACAAGCGGCATGAGTCAGTCCTCAAGATGCTGGTGACGGAAGACAGTATCCCAATCGAACAGAAAGGTGTGGACGTTGAAACATACCCGAACTATGTTCACTTGATGATGGCGGCGAACGATCCTCACGTTATCCGAGCTTCTGGTGACGAGCGTCGATACTTCGTTCTAGAGGTTGGTGATGCAGCCAAACAGAACAAGAAGTTCTTCGGCGACATGATGAGACAAATGAATAACGGTGGTCTTGAGGCGCTGCTTTTCTTCTTACAGAACGTAGACCTTGAGGGATTCCAGGTTCGTGATGTTCCACAGACTGATGCTCTACAGGAACAGAAACTTCTGTCTATGAGCATCGATGAGGAGTGGTGGTATCGCAAATTACAGAACGGTCGTTTGCTTGACGGTGACAGTCGTTGGACAAAAGATTCTCAGTGTGATTCTATAATCAGCGATTTTACTGCGTATGCTGAGAAATGGAAGTTCAACCGTCGTGGGAATGAAACAGCACTCGGTCGATTCTTATCGCGAGTTTGTCCACACATAGATCGCACTCAGAAACGCATCACTGTCGATGCTTATGACGAGGGGACTGGCAGAACACTTCCTGTGAAGAAGCGAGTCTATTTTTATGACTTTGGCTCGCTTAAGAAATGTCGCGATGAGTGGGAGATCATACACGGGAAGGTTATGTGGGAGACTTCGCCTGACGAAGACGAGGGTGCTGACGAAGCAATCAAGGAGCCATTCTAATGAACTGGCAGTGGCCTTTAATCGCATATTTGACAATCGGCATCCTCCTTGGTGAAGGGCTGATTTACAATGGCAAGAAGACAAAGACTCCTGTCACGATCTGGCAGTATCTTGTAGCTCTTCTCCTTGGGCCTATATTCGTTTGGCCTATTTTGATACTCCAGACACTTCGGAAGAAGCCAAAGTAAGACGCCTCAGATGGCCGCTGGTGGCCGTTGCGTGGCGGGTGGTGTAAGGTGCAACCCTAGCAAGGGAAGGGCTCTGAGGCCGCTCTGAGGGCGCTCTGAACAGCAAAGACCGTGCTAGGCTAACGTGGTGCGCGGCTGACAGTTCGGGGTTTACAATCGAGCTTTTGTGAAGTATCATAAAGGCATGAAATATGGAGGTTCGTATGAAAGTAATGCTCGCTGGTCAGTTCGTTCCTGAAAAGATCGAACAGATGTTGCCGATGTTCGGTCAACCGAAGCTGGACGGTATAAGAGTTTATGGTGAAAACGAACAAGCCTGGACGAGATCTCAGAAGCTCGTTCGGTCCGAGTGGGTTCAGCAGATATTCGCTGATGCTGGCTCGATCATGAACGGTCTGGATGGCGAGATCATTGCTGGTGACCCGACTGCCAAGGACGCCTATCGTCGGACGAATTCCTCGGTTATGTCTTATGCGAAACCCGACGACGTCACGCTCCACGTCTTCGATCATTGGGGGCATGAAGGGAATTTCACGGAGCGGCTTCAGTTTCTCACTTCACTCAAGCTGCCTGATTTCTGCACGATCGTTCCGACCAAGCTGCTTCACTCGCTGGAAGAAATTTCGCAGTATGAAGCTGAGCTACTTGCTCTCGGTCACGAAGGTGTAATCCTACGCAATCCGAAAGGATACTACAAAGAAGGACGAGGAACTCCGAGTGGTGGCGAACTCATCAAATTGAAGCAGTTTGACGATATGGAAGCCAAGATCACAGGTTTTGCCGAGTTCATGCACAATGCCAACGAAGCAGGTATCGATGCGAATGGTTATATGGAGAGATCTTCGCATAAAGAGAATCTTGTCCCGATGGACATGCTTGGAGCGCTCCTCGCAGAGGGGAACTGGCCGGATGGAACTCCCTACAAAGTGAGGATCGGCACAGGCTTCGATATGGCTCTCCGCAAGGAGATCTGGGACAATCAGATCGACTATCTCGGTAAACTGGTCAAGTTCAAGTATTTCCCAGGCGGTGTCAAGGAAGCCCCGAGGTTCCCCGTCTTCCTTGGGCTTCGTGACGCGGATGATATGACTTCGGCAAAGCCCAGAGAGGTGACTCCGATTCTGAAGCAGGGCGAACTTTTCTAATTGGGAAAGTTTACACTTGTCATTTGAACGCATCTGTGCCATCTTGATAATACCAATTAAGGAGGGCACATGACCAAACATCTCTGCTTCGTCACTGACGGACTGATCGACCTTCGGGCGTTCACAACTTTTGGCTTTAACGCAAAGCCGAACACCACGAACCCAATCGGGTTCTTCGGCACTGGTCTCAAACTAGCGACCGCTGTCATCGCTCGCCTCGGCTGCAAAATGACCGTCATGGTTGATGGAGTCCAGCACGAGTTCTATACGAAAGAAACTTCCTTTCGTGGTAAGACGTTTCAGCAGATTCGTATGCGGAAGCGCAAAGGTATCCTCGCTCGCTGGCAATACCAGGAAATGCCTTTCACGACTGAACTCGGTAAGAACTGGGAACCGTGGCAGGTGTTCCGTGAACTGGAGTCCAACACACGTGACGAGAACGGTCATACACTGATTGTCGAAGACGAGGAACCGCATGGAATGTCGTTCTTGAATGATGAGCATCGCGGTAAGACTGTGATCATCATCGACGAGCCCTCGGTGGTCAAATGCTACGAGGAAATGGACACGATCTTCCTACCGGAAGGGCTGGAGCTTCGCACCGAAACCAATCGTTGTCAAGCCTTCAATGTCGGTTCCAAATATCTGTTCTATCGTGGGATGCGTGTGGTCGAGCTCGACAAACCGTCGGCGTTCACATACAATATCAAAGCTGAGCAGCGACTCACTGAGGATCGAACTCTCTACTCTTGGAATGCAGCGTGGGAAACTCGCCAATTGATCATGGAAAGCACCGACGAGAGTTTTGTCGACGCTATCGTTCAACTGGAAGACGATAAGTTCTGGGAAGGTCGCATCGAGTTTGACGATATTTATGCAGTATCGAGCGAAACCTTCAGGAAGGTCGTTGGTCGTCGCAAGCGAACTGGTGGATATCTCCTGCCTCGTGTCAGCAGCTTCTACGAGCGATACAATGCTCCAGAGCCAGTTGATCCTGACGTGACGATCACATTCAAACGGTCCGAGTGGGAGCGTATCCATCAGGTGCTGAATGCCGTGGACATCGACGATAGCGAGTTCTACGATAAACTTGGATGGGGCTATCTTGATGATCGCTTCGACAACTTCAAAGAGCTTCGCGAAATGCTCACCAACAAGGCTCCTCTGACTGAAGGCATTGATTTCACGCCTGAGCCTGACCCTGCCGATGTCGCACCGCCGAATGGAGACGACGATGACATTCCGTTCTAGTCTGGTTGTTGCGCTTGTCTTATTGACGAGCGCGGCGTCTGCTCAAGAGAGACTCCGCGTCTCTCCTGGGCTCACCTCTGACCGATTGGAAGTTCGTGATCCTCAGGGTCGCATAACCATGACAGTCGAACGTAGCCTGACTGGTCGTCTCATCATAAAGCGACCAAATGGCACGGTAATTGGATCAGTGATAGAGCCCAGAGAGGAGAAGGCTCCTCAAAGGAGAAGCGGCTCCTACCTGTCACTTCCGCCAAGTTGGAGTAAGAAATGAACATACACGAGAAAATCATTCATCTACGGAAGATGGTTCCAGAGAATGGTGCGACCGAAGCTGAGGCTATGGTTGCTCTTGATCTCGCTGCAAAGTTGATGGAGAAACATGGCATCACGGAAGATGAACTCAATAAAGCTGAGTTTGAACGTGACATGAGCCGACAGTCTTTCGACAAAGAGAACAAACATCGAGATCCAGCTGTCAAACTTTGCGGAGGAACCATTGCTCGCTTTTGTGAAGTTGAGTTCTGGTTTACAAAGCAAACAGACAACAGGAACAAAGTGAAACGAGAGTGGGCGAATTTCTT